TCCCATGCAAGTCCTAATAGGCTTGTGGTGGCACTATCAAGGCTCAACTCATCATGAAACCAACGATTCGTTAAAACCTTCGTTGGTGGCTCTCCGTGACTTGTGAACCTACCATCTGCATATTGATTTTTTATATCATAATAAGCCAACATATAACAATATGCTTCGTTGTATTTGCCCTCGACTACTTTAGTCACAGCCTCATCTAATTGTGTAAGCATCGCATTGCCTATCCATTTAGGCAAACATTTGCTATCCATATAAGCATTAACTGTTTGCTTTGTGTTTTGAATACTCCAGATAACATGCTTTAAAGTAAATTTATTTTTCATAAAATCTCCATAAAGTAAACATAATTTAATAGGTTATGTTTTCAACCTTTCATCTATTCAGTCGTTTCCAACCTTTCAATGATGTGTATTATACACACTTTTTTTTGTATGTCAACACTTTTAATAAAAAAAGTTTAATTATTTTTCTATTAAAAATGTGGTAGTTTTCTCCGAAGGTCTACCAACTCCACCCAATTATTCATTAATGCTTAATTGCTTTAATTACTTTTAGGATTTAATAACCTTTATTAATTAATAAGGTTTCAGGATTACAGCCAAATCTTGCCCTGTGTGTCATCTGTGTTGCGTATTGCCAACCAGTCACAGCTTTGCGTTTTTCGGTCTTAACCTTGATTTTAGTTCCGTATCTTTTCGCTTTTCTTTTAGCGTTTTTTGATACTTTCTTGGCTTCAACATAGATAAGTTTCTCATCATATCCACCCGTTGCCATATTATATATTTTAGTTTTCTTTAACATATATATATCCTATGTTGTGGCTTTCGGTTTATTCCTATTCGCCTTTGATAATGTGTATTATCCATATTTTTTATAACTTGTCAATACCTAAATGAAAAAAAACTTATCTTTTTTTACTCATTTATAATATAATATAAACTATCATTATAATACTGTACAAATATACAGTTAAAAAACACTCACGCAGGGTAGGTTTCTCCTTAATTAAAAGGCTTTAAAGTTTGACCTGCCCCTATTTAAAGGGGCTAGTCAATTTCGTTTAGCTTCCTAGATAACAAATACTTAAAGCTATTCCGAACATTGTTAAAAATAATATAACTACTTCCATTTTTACTCCTATGTAATTAATATTGTTTAATTATACATAATTTTTAAAGCTTGTCAAGTTTTTTTTGATATTGTCACAAAGCTGTAACATTTCACAGACTTTGTAAACTAGAAAAATTATTTATTTTTTGTACCCATGAAAAAAACTTTATAGGCTGTGAAGTTTGAAAAGTTATCCACAAGTTCTCCACAATCTTTAAAGTCTGTGGATAAACTGTGTATAACTTGGGAGACTGGGCAGGAACGCCACCCCCTAGCCCCCCATATATATGTAATGGTTATACAAAATTACAGAAATCAGGTATTAACCAGTTATCTCTTACTAGTTAACGACCCGACTCTATAATCTTTATAATTTTAATGTGTATTTTGGAATTTATTTAGGAAGTAATAGCACCCCTGATAGGTACTATTTGACCCCGGAGGGCTCAATGTTATTATACACTTGTAATTCTATTTTGTCAAGAGATTTAAAAAATATTTCTAAAGACTTGACAAATGTTATATTTAGGTATATACTTATATACATGGCTATACTTCCGAGCATAGATAACAATACTCGCAAAAGAGAACTAACAGAAAAACAACAGTCTTTTTTAAATCATCTTGTAGAAACACAAGGGGATGCTAAAGAGGCTGCAAAACTTGCTGGTTATTCTTCCCACTATCATCATGTGGTAAAGACTTTAAAGTCTGAGATAATTGAACTAACTCAAGAAGTATTAGCCAACTCTGCCCCTAAAGCAGCGTTTAAACTTGTAGAGATTATGGATTCTAAACGACCTGTAATCCAAGCAAACAATAAATTGGCTGCTGCACAAACTTTATTAGACCGAGTAGGTGTAAGTAAAGTGGATAGAGTTGATGTTAATCATAATGTTCAAAGTGGTGGTATCTTTTTAATGCCTGATAAAAAACCTTTAGATTTAGAAGAAGGCGATTATGAAGATATTTCTGACTGAAGTTGTCAAGGATGATAAACCTTTAATAGGACCATATATTAAAGCTGAAACACTTGACAAGGCTATAGAAATAGCAGACATGTATGCCTTAACTATTATTGGTGAGCTACATGAACTAACACACAAACTACCTGAAAAGCAGGAGACAATACACTAATGGCTAAAAAGAAAGACCCAAGACTTGCAAGAGCAGGAGTAAGTGGTTATAATAAACCCAAGCGTACTCCCGGACACAAGACTAAATCACATATTGTTGTTGCTAAAGTTGGCGACAAAATTAAAACTATTAGATTTGGACAGCAAGGTAAAAAGGTTGGTACTGTAAAAGGTACAGCCGGTAAACCTAAAAAAGGTGAGTCAGCTCGTATGAAAGCTAAAAGAAAGTCTTTTAAAGCAAGACACGCTAAGAACATTGCCAAAGGTAAAATGTCTGCAGCATGGTGGGCTGATAAAGTTAAGTGGTAAATGGCATATTCACAAAAAGTAGTTGATAGGTTTGAGAGTGTCTTAAACAATCCAGCAAAACATTCTGTTGGAAGGTTTGACCCTAAAGACCCTAATGTTGCTACAGGTATGGTGGGTGCACCTGCATGTGGAGATGTTATGAAGTTACAAATAAAATTAAACAATGATGTTATAGAAGATGTCAAGTTTAAAACATATGGGTGTGGAAGTGCAATCGCATCCTCTACAATGTTTGTAGATATGTTAAAAGGTAAAACTATAGCAGAAGCTAAACTTATTAAAGATAAAGATATAGCAGAAGCTTTAGAACTACCAGCAATTAAGTTGCATTGTAGTGTACTAGCAGAAGATAGTATAAGACAAGCTATACAAGATTGGGAACAAAAAGTTGCACATAGAAAACATAATTATTACAAGGAGTAAAATATGGAAAACATTATAGGAATATTAGTTTTAGTAGGAATTGTAGGTTTTGTTATTTATAAACAAAAACCTGAATGGATTAAATATTTAATGAGTTTATTTAATAAAAAATAAATTGAGTAAGTTATTTAAAAAAATACATAGATTTATGAAATGTGGTCGCATTAATAAAGTTTGGAAACTTTTAAAATAATATGCCACATTTAGGAGAAATTAAATTTAAAGCCTTACATAAACAAAAAGGTAGATTGTCTATGAGAAGAAACCAAGGTAAACCCGGACATGTAACTCGTGAAGAGTTTGATAAAAACTGGGATATGATTTTTAAGAAAGGAGAAAAGAATGGTAGTAAAAAAAAGAAAGACTAAGAAAAAATCAACAGTCAATAAAGCTGGTAATTACACCAAGCCTACTATGCGTAAGAGGCTTTTCGAGAGAATCAAAGCCGGTTCTAAAGGAGGTAAACCCGGACAATGGTCTGCTCGGAAAGCCCAGCTTTTAGCAAAACAATATAAAGCTAAAGGTGGTGGCTATAAATAATGCCTAAAAAAAAGAAAGACCCTAAAGTAGGTACAGGTAAAAAACCTAAAGGTAGTGGTAGAAGATTATATACGGATGAGAATCCAAAAGATACAGTAAGTATTAAGTTTGCAACTCCAGTAGATGCAAGAGCTACTGTAGCAAAAGTAAAAAGAATTAAAAAACCTTTTGCTCGTAAAATACAAATACTAACAGTATTAGAACAAAGAGCTAAAGTAGCTGGTAAAAATGTACAAGCTGCAATAGCTAAACGAGGTAAGGAAGCAATTAGGAAAAAACATGGCACTAAAAAAGTCGCAAAGAAGTCTTAGGTCTTGGACTAAACAAAAATGGAGAACGAAGAGTGGGAAGAAATCTTCGGAAACGGGTGAGAGGTATCTCCCAGAAAAGGCGATTAAATCATTATCGGCTGCAGAATATGCTGCAACAACAAGAAAAAAACGCAAAGATACTAAAAAAGGAAAACAACATTCTAAACAACCAAAACGAATAGCTAAAAAAACTAGAAGAGCTAGACAGTTTAAATTTATTGGAGGTAGATTAAATATTGCTGAAATTGAAAAACAATCAAAAGAATTAGTTGAGCCATTAAAAGGTTTAGATTCTTATGTATTAGATGATATAAGAACTGCTCAAGAAAGTTATAAAGTTTTTGAATCTACTATAAAAAAAGAAAAAGAAAATAATGCATTAGATAAAGAAAGATGGCAAGAACTAGATGTTCCTACTTCTCCTATAAATAGTTTAGAAGACTGGGCTAAGTTTAGAAATGTTACAACTGAAGAACTACAAAGAATGAAAAAAGAATCAGACTTAGAATTATATAGTCAACAAAGAAAAAGAAATGACCCAGATTCTAAGTTTGGAAAAAATCCAGAGCTATCTCAAACTCCTCTTACAGATACTGAAATAGAAAGACTTGGTAGAGAAAATATGCCAAAAAATGTACGAACTTATGTAGATTTTGATTTAAGAAAAAAATTAAGAAGTAAAAATGTTCTTTCTCCTTATGGTGCTTCTGGAGAATTTCCTCGAGGAGATTTTGTATTTCCCGTAGGAGATAAAATAACTGAAGCACATGAAGTAATGCATATAGGATTTAATGAAGTTCCGGGCTTAACAGAGCATTTAAACGATAAATTTGGTATAGGTAATCACGAACATACATATATTATTGAAACAACTGAACCTGAATTTTTTAATTTAGATATGCCTCCTCCTAGAGGTTTTACTGAAGAACAAAGAACAGAATATATTAAAAGTATAGCACCTAATGCTTCTGATAAAAGATATAGAAAAAAAGTCGTAAGAGAAGTAGAAAAATATATTAAAAAAACAATTTAAATTAGATTAATGTTTATACCTAATGATTATATAAGAAGAACTTCATCAACTATACCTTTTGGTTATGAGTTAGATGCAGACTTTGAAGGTTATTTAAAACCTATACCTGAAGAGCTTACTATACTTAAAGATGTAGCTGAAGCTGTATTTCATGGTGAAATAAGTTTAGGTATTGGTGTAGATTGGTTAGAAGCAGAAACAGGAAGGCAAATGTCAAGACCGGGTTTAAAAAAATATGTAGATAAGTTATATGGCAGATAATAAAAAAAAATCTATAAAAGACTTGACAAATGTTGAAAAAGACTATATACTAGAAGAAAGTAATAATAATAAGAAAAAGGTAGGAAGACCTAAAAATAGCGAACTTTCTAGTGTTAAGTTAGCATTACAAGCTAAAAAAAGATTAGATAAAAAAAATCAAAAGGTTAAAAAATTAACTAGAAGTTTAGCAAAGGTTAAAAAAGAAGTTAAACAAGAAGAAAAAGTTTTAACTTCAAATGTTTTAACAGAATCAGAAACAAAAGTATTACCTGATTCTATACAAGAACATTTAGATACTACAGGTTCTTATGTGGCATTTATGCCTAATGAAGGACCACAAACAGATTTTTTAGCTGCTGCAGAAAAAGATGTACTCTACGGAGGAGCAGCAGGTGGTGGTAAAAGTTTTGCAATGTTAATTGACCCATTGCGTTCTTGCCACATACCAGAACATAGAGCTTTGATACTAAGAAGGTCAATGCCAGAGTTAAGAGAACTTATAGATAAATCTCGTGAACTCTATCCAAAAGCATTTAAAGGTGCTAAGTTTAGAGAAGTAGAAAAGCTTTGGAACTTTCCTTCAGGAGCTAAAATAGAATTTGGCTTCTTAGAAAAAGATGCAGATGTATATAGGTATCAAGGACAAGCGTATAGCTGGATAGGATTTGATGAGATAACTCATTTACCTACAGAGTTTGGTTGGAATTACTTAGCTTCTCGTTTGAGAACTACCAACCCAGAGTTGCAAACTTATCTACGCTGTACAGCTAACCCCGGTGGTGTAGGTGCACAATGGGTAAAGAAAAGATATGTAGAAGCATCTGAGCCTAATACAACATTTAAAGGCAAAGATGGTTTAACAAGAAAGTTTATTCCAGCATTGTTACAGGACAATCCTTACCTTGCTGAAGATGGTGAATATGAAAGGATGTTACAATCTTT